ACGTGGGCGATCTGCCGACGGCCTCGCAAGTGGCGGCGGCGGTCCTGGCTGCGGCGGCGACGGACCCGATCCACGCGGATACCAAGCGCATGAACGGCGCAGCGGTGTTCGGGGACGGTAGCGAAGCCGACCGATGGCGGGGCGCGGGTGTTTCACCCTAGTTCGTTTCACAGCTCCAGCTTCCACCCGTCGTCCTGGCGGGGGGTGGAGGGTGAAGTCCGGCCCGTCGTCCAGCCGATCAACGGCGGCGTGCGGTTCACGCCGATTCGAGACGCCGAGCCGAGGCTGCGGATCAATGCGCGCGTCGCGCACACGGCGGGAGGACGGCTACCGGCATCGGCGAGCGCGACGGCCGTTATCTTCGCGGCGGGTTACGTACGCGTCGGCAGCGGAGCGGCGGTTTGCGCCGGCGGAGCGCGCCCTACATTCAAGACGAAAGCAACGGCGAGCCGCGTATGTTGCGCCGCACCAACTGCGACCGCGTGCGCTACGGCACGCCCCGCGGCGGCGACGGAAGTGCTGCGAAACAGCGTCCGGCCGGCGGGGTTCGCACGACCGACGTTCCGCACGTTCGATGTCTACTCGACCTCCGCTGCTGTCAGCCCGCGCGGGGTTTTGAACCCGAGCGATGAGGAATTGTTGGCGCTCGTGTACGCCGCTCGAAAAAAGCGCTTGACACACGCTTACAGGTAAGCATATAAGACAGCTATGAACGATATTGCGGTGCAACAAGCAATGCTGGTGATTAAGACGGCCCCCGAGCTTCAAGGCTTCCGGGATTGGCTGGTCGAGCAGCAGCTCATGCTTGGCGACCGTCTCGTTTCCGCTGAGTCCGAAGTGGAGTTGCGTACCGCCCAAGGCGCCGCGCGCTTCCTGCGCGACTTGACGAAAAAGATCGAGGTTTCGGGCGACGTCCTAGCCCGAATCCACGGTAAGGGTGCGCGATGAGCGCACGTTTGCGTAGACCGTATCAACCCAGCGGGCTCGAAGGCTCCGAAGGGGTAGTCGGCACTTCCGTGCGTAGCGCGGTTGTAGACCGTAGCCCTGACGAACACCGGACGGCAATGGGTATGTAGTCGGCACGAGGAGAAAGACGATGGCACTACCGAAGGCAATCCAAGCAGAAGTTGATCGCGCTACCGCGATCGAACAGCAACTCGCGCAACCGGCAGCTCCGGCAGCGGATACGTCCGCCCCCGCCGCGAATACTGAACCGGCCACGCCCGCTGACGTCCCCGTGGAGCAGCCTGCGGAAGTCGCACATCAACCGGACGAGACCCCGGCCCAAACCGAATCGGAAGACATTTACCGCCGTCGCTATGAGGCGCTGCAGGGCAAGTTCAACGCCGAGGTTCCGCGCCTGACCCGTCAGGTCCAGGAATCGGAGCGCTTGATCGCGCAAATGCAGGCAGACCTCCAGGCGCTGCGTGAAAAGGTCAAGTCCGAGCCGGAGCAGCCGCAGCAATCGTCTCAGAAGGACGTTGAGGAGTTCGGCGCGGATTTGGTCGCAATGGTGAACCGCCTCGCAGCGGAAGCCGCAACCAATGCCGCGCGTCGTTTGGAAGCCAAGTTCCGTGAGGAGTTGGCGAAGGTCGGCAGCCACGTCGGCACTGTGACGCAGCAGGTTGAAGAATCGAAGACCAACGAGTTTTGGGGTGCGGTCCTGCACTTCGTACCCGATTGGGACGCGGTCAACTCCAACCCCGCATGGGTCGCATGGCTCGACACGCGCGCGCCGGGCTCGCTGCACACCTACCGTGCTCTGGCCGAAGAAGCGATCGCGCAGTTCAACCCCGAGCCTGTTGTCGAGTTGGCGAAGCTGTGGAAGTCGCAGCAAGCCCCCGCGGCGCCGGCCGGCAAGAAGCCGGAACTCCAGAAACAAGTATCACCCCCCGCGGCCCGCGCAAGCGGTCCTGCCCCCGACACCGCCCCGGTCTTCACCATGAAGGACGTGGAGCAAATGGGTGACCCCCGCTTCATCGCTCGCATGAGCGAAGCGGAGTACGCCCAGCGTTCCGCGGCCATTGACCAGGCGCTCGTCGAAGGCCGGATTCGCATGAGCTAAAGCGGTTAATTCGTGCTTACACGTAACCATTAGGAGACATTCTCATGCCGTATCCCACTACTGGTGATTTCGTCACCAACCCGACTTACTCGGGCTCGTTTATCCCGACCCTGTGGTCGAGCAAGCTGAACGCCAAGTTCTACAAGGCGACCGTGTTCGGCGAGATCGCCAACACCGACTGGGAAGGCGAGATCAAGAACATGGGTGACAAGGTCACCATCAACAATGTTCCTGATCTGACCATCAGCAACTACACCGTCGGCGGCACCCTGAGCTATCAGGTTCCGACCCCGAGCACCATCACCCTGAACATCGACAAGGGCAAGTCCTTCGCGTTCAAGGTGTCTGATGTTCTGGCGTATCAGTCCGACATCAAGCTGATCGACACCTTCTCGGACGACGCCGCCAGCAAGATGAAGGTCGCGATCGACAGCACCGTGGTGTTCAACACCTTCTCGAAGGCCGCCGCCGCTAACAAGGGCGCGACCGCTGGTGTGAACTCCGGTGGTATCGACCTCGGCACCGACGCCGCCCCGGTCACCCTGACCGCCAGCAACGTCCTGGACGTGATCCTGCGTCTGGCCGCTGTGCTGGACGAGCAGAACGCCCCGGAAAGCGATCGTTGGCTGCTGCTCGACCCGCTGACCCGCCAACTGCTCATGCAGTCGAACCTGGCCCAAGCCCAGTACACCGGCGACGCCAGCTCCCCGGTTCGCAACGGCAAGATCGGTGGCATCGACCGCTTCACCGTGTACGTGACCAACAACCTGCCGCGCGCAGCCGCCGCCTTTGATTTCAAGTCCGGCGACGGCTCCGAAGGTGGTGTGACTGCAGTGTCTGGCGCTCCGGCCCGCCGCGTGCTGGTCGCAGGTCACAAGTCGGCGATCACCTTCGCCAGCCAGATGACCAAGATGGAGACCCTGCCGAACCAGAACGACTTCGGCAGCCTGGTTCGCGGTCTGAACGTCTACGGCTACGAAGTTGTGAAGCCCGACACCCTGACCTTCGCGGTCGTCAAGTAAGTCGCTAGTGCAATAACCCACACCCTCGCGGGTGTGGGTTTCCTTACGGAGAACTACATGTCCCACACCATCGAATCCCTGGCCGCCATCCCCGGCGTTCAACTGGTCGCCGGCGCGTTCATCGCACGTGTGAACCACGCAAATACGGAGATCGCGACCGTTGGCAAGCACGACGGCATCCTGTCGCTGACCGAGGCCGGCATCGAATTCCTCAAGACGCTGGAAGCCCCCGCCGAAAAGGAGGCCCTCAAGCCCGCCAAGCCGGCAAAGGGTTCCAAGACTGACGCCGCTCCGGCCAGCGACGCCGAAAAGCTGCTCGACCTGGAGTAAGTCGGCATGCCGTACACCATGCAGCAGGTCGTAGATAAAGGCCGCTACCCGCTGAACGACCCGAACAAGGTGCGTTACTCGGACGCGGCCCTGCTTGGCTTCGCCAACGATGCCATCCTGCTGACGCGCAAGAAGCGCCCCGATTTGTTCCTCGGGGCGTGGGCGGCTCTGCCCGGAAATCTTGCGTTTGGTGCTGCGTTCCCCATCCCCGACGAGTATGTACCGCTCGTCGCGGACTACATTTCGGGTCGCGCCGAGTTGATCGACGACGAGCATGCAAACTCTGGTCGCGCCGAGAAGCTGGTCATGACCTTCTACGAGGGCCTCCTGACGTGACAACCGCCGCTTGGGAGACCCTGTTCGATGACGTGCTGCCGGAAGTCAGCTCCTGCGCGCAGAACGTGGCGGCAGCGGCTATCCGTCGCGCGTCCATCGAGTTCTGCCGCGACACGCTGCTCTACACCGCGATTCTCCCGGCTGTCAGCGTGGTCGCGAATCAGCGCCGTTATGTACTGGCGCCACCGTCTGCGGATGTGTCCGTCGCCATGATCCTCAACGTGTCGCTCGGTGGCGCTACATGCCCGCCAATCGCACCGGACGAACTCGC